TTAGTTGTTCAGGATTATTTTAAGGAAATGACGGATAATGATGTCCGTAAAAGAATATATGAAGATCAAAAAGAACAAATAGAACAAGATATGTCTCCCTTTGGTTTTATTACTGATGGAATTAATGAAGAGACAACTTTTGTAGATAATGATGGAGATAGATGGTATACAGACGAATATGGTGATGTTTCCTATATGTGGGAGTATAGATAAAGTTAGTAAATTATAAATACTTCTAGATAAAATGAAACTTCTTTAGAGGGAAAGACATGTCGCTAAATTTAGTATCTCCAGGTGTTAATGTAAGAGAAGTTGATTTAACTATTGGAGGAATTGCTGCAACTAATGATCAAGTTGGAGCAATTGCAGGACCATTCCAAAAGGGTCCAGTAAATGTTCCCATCTTAATTGAAAATGAAGATAATTTACGTAAAACATTCGGAAAACCATTATCTACAGATTCTCAATATGAATATTGGATGAGTGCTTCTTCTTATCTTTCGTATGGTGGTATTCTTAGAGTCATTAGAACTGATGGAACTACATTAAACAATGCAAATGCTACTGTTGGTAATGGGTCAACTACGATTAAAATTTCTTCATACGAAGATTATAACAATAATCATACTACAGATTCTTCTTGGTATTATGCAGCAAGAAATCCAGGAACTTGGGCAAATAATCTAAAAGTTTGTACGATAGATGCTTTTGCTGATCAAACTATTTCGGGCATATCAACTACTGGTGTAGCTGTTGGAATGGGAATCACACAATCAATTGAGGGTAGAGTGATTGTTGGTGCAGGATCGACTTCCTCTGCTACTGGTTACTTGAGAGGAATTATTACTGGTTTAGGTGCAAGTGAAATATATGTAAAAGTTTCCGAAACAGTTTCATCAGGATCAACAGTTTCACAAATTGCTTATACCGAAGGTAGTACATACGCATTCCAACCCCCAACAACATCTACAATATCAACAACAGTTGGAATTGCAACAACTTCTGGTTATTTGAGTGAGATATATGATGTTTCAATTACTGGAATTGTAACAACTGGAATTCAACTTGGTGATATTGTTTCTGGAGCAAGTGTATCAACAGGAACAACGGTTGTTTCTATTGGAGCAAGCACAATTTATGTTGATAAAACAATCAGTGCTGGTATTGGAACTACAACTTTTACTTTCACTAGAGGTTCTACGTCATCAACTGTTTCCAATTCAATTATAGTAAGTACCACAGCAGGTGTAACAACTAGCTCAATTACTTCTGCTACATTGTCAGATTGGTATAACCAACAAACTTTAGGTCTTACTAATACTACAATTTATTGGAAATCTATTGCAGAAAAACCAAAAACTTCACAGTATTGTGCAGAAAGAAATAGTCGTAATGACGAGTTCCACCTTGCAGTTGTTGATGATATTGGTTCTGTAACTGGTATTGCTGGAAATGTTTTAGAAAAATATACTTACTTATCAAAAGCATTGGATGGTAGAATTTCCCCATCTGAATCTGTATACTATAAAGATTATATTGCAGGAAAATCTTCATATGTTTTTGCTGGTAATGCACCAACTGGAACTGCTACTGGATTTGCATTAACTACCGGATTTACCTCTACTGGAAATGGAAATTGGGGAGTAAATGCACAAGGCACTACATTCAGTGCTGCTGGAAATGTAACTTACAATTTAACTGGTGGTATTGATTATTCTAATAGTGGCGGAATGGGTGCAACATCTGCAAATATAATCTCATCTTACAGAATTCTTTCTAATCCAGCAGAATATTCAGTCAATTTCTTAATTTCTGGACCTTCTGGTGAAGGAACAACAATTTATGATTCACAAGCAAAAGCAAAAGAATTAATTTCTATTGCAGAACAAAGAAAAGATTGTATTGCAGTCATTTCTCCACACAGAGATGGAGTTGTAAATGTTACTAACTCTGACACACAAACACAAAATATTATTGATTTCTTCAGTCCAATAACTTCATCTTCTTATGCAGTTTTTGATTCTGGTTACAAGTATGTGGTCGATAGTTACAATAATACTTTCAGATATATTCCTTGTAATGCTGATGTTGCTGGATTAATGGCAAAAACATCCATTAATCAGTATCCTTGGGTCTCTCCTGCTGGTTCATCTAGAGGTACAATCAATGGAGCAGTAAAACTTGCTTATAATCCATCACAAGCACAGAGAGATCTTCTTTATCCAAGAGGAATTAACCCAATTATTTTCTCTCCTGGTGCTGGAATTATTCTTTTTGGCGACAAAACTGCTCTATCTTATGCTTCTGCATTTGATAGAATTAATGTTCGTCGTTTGTTCCTTACAATCGAAGCATCAATCGAAAGAGCAGCAAGAGCACAACTCTTCGAATTTAATGATCCAATCACAAGATCCAATTTTGTAAATATCGTTGAACCATATCTTCGTGATGTAAAAGGAAAAAGAGGAATTACTGATTTCTTAGTTGTTTGTGACGAAACAAATAATACTCCTGCTGTAATTGATTCAAATCAATTTAGAGCTGATATTTTCGTAAAACCAGCAAGATCAATTAACTTCATCGGACTTACTTTTGTTGCTACTCGCACAGGCGTAAGTTTTGAAGAAGTTGTAGGAAATGTTTAATTCAATAGAGGAATTCTAAAATGGCAAATTATCCAAACACAGAAACAACCACTAATAGAACTTTAACTCAGTTTAGAAGTAAACTTATTGGAGGTGGAGCAAGACCTAATTTATTTGAATGTGAACTTTCATTTCCTACTGGTGTCGATTATAAGCCAGATGACACATTCAGAATGTTAGTAAAAGCAGCATCTCTTCCTGCATCCAATCTTGGAGTTATTGATGTTCCTTTTAGGGGAAGAAATTTAAAAATTGCTGGAGATCGTACATTTGATCCTTGGTCAATTACAGTCATTAATGATACTGACTTTAAAATCAGAACTGCATTTGAGCAGTGGATGAACCTTATCAACAAACATGAAGACAATGCCGGAATACTCGAACCATCCAAATACCAAGAAGATGTTTTCGTCAAACAACTAGGAAGAACTTCTTTCTCCAGTACTACCGAAACTACTTCTAGTAAACAAATACCAGTCCTCAAGGCTTATAAGTTTTACGGAGTATTTCCAACTTCTGTAAGTGCGATTGACCTTTCTTATGATTCTGCAGATACAATCGAAGAGTTTACAGTAGATCTTCAAGTTCAATGGTGGGATGCTCTTGATGATACAGGAAAAACTCAACTCGGAACTACTCCCTAAATAATAGAAACTGATTTTTAATTATTGATGGCTAAATTATTTGGATTTAAAATACAGGATACTGGAGTAGATAAGTCGAAGAAACTTGTCTCTCCAGTACCTTCAAATGAGGAAGATAAATCAGACTTTTATATTCAGAGTGGTTTTTATGGCCAATATGTAGATATTGAAGGTGTCTATAAAAATGAACAAGATCTTGTAAGAAGATATCGTGAAATGGCACTACACCCAGAGTGTGATAGTGCTATTGAGGATGTCGTAAATGAAGCAATCGTATCAGATTTGAATGATTCTCCAGTAGAAATTGAACTTTCAAATCTTCCAGCATCAGATAAATTAAAACAAATCATTCGTGATGAATTTAAGTCCATTAAAGAAATTATGGACTTTGATAGAAAATCACACGAAATTTTTAGAAACTGGTATGTAGATGGAAGGATTTTTTATCACAAGGTAATTGACCTAAAAAATCCTTCTGCTGGTATTCAAGAAATAAGGTATATCGATCCACTCAAAATTCGTTTTATTCGTAAGGCAGAGCAAACTGGACCAAATGCTAATTTTCCAACTCCTTTAGGTGGAAGTAAAAATCCAATTGATATTTACCAAGCACCAAAAATTGAAGAATATTATCTTTATGATCCAAATGCTTCAATGGGAACAGGTGGTTCTATATCTTTTCGAAATGATTCAAAAAGTGTAAAAATAACAAAAGATGCTATTACTTTTGTAACATCAGGTCTTGTGGATAGAAATAAACAAACTATTCTTTCCTATCTTCACAAAGCAATCAAAGCACTCAATCAATTAAGAATGATTGAAGATAGTCTTGTGATTTATAGATTATCGAGAGCACCAGAACGTAGAATTTTCTATATTGATGTTGGCAATCTTCCAAAGATTAAGGCAGAACAATATCTTCGTGATGTAATGAATCGTTATCGCAATAAGTTGGTTTATAATGCTGATACCGGAGAAATCAAAGATGATCGCAAGTATATGGCGATGCTTGAGGATTTTTGGTTACCAAGAAGAGAAGGTGGTAGAGGAACTGAAATCACAACTCTTCCTGGTGGTCAAAATCTTGGAGAACTTGCTGATATTGAGTACTTCCAAAAGAAACTTTA